ACTCACCAAAGCTCTTTGCTAGGTATTGATGACGGTTGCACTCAGTGCAATACAAATACAGCCTGTTGTTTGCCATTACTTGTTGTTCTCCTTTTCTTCTATGGCAGCAGCAAGTTTGTGATACAGCGCAAGCATCACATCGTTGATCTCGTCGCACTCCTTGATCGCCTCATCGCGCTCCTTCGCAGCTTGGTTGCAGAAGTCGCAGGACACAGTGCGTCCGGTCAACGCTTGGCGAAGCTCTTCGATCTCACGCATTAGCTGCACGATCTTGTCTTCAGGTGAGTCGCTCACACCACCCTCCCTGAAGTCTTGGGCCTGCCGCATGGCACGATGCCATCCTTCTCCCACTCTTCGACATCGACGATGCGATAGCGCACCTCAGCACTGCGCCCGTCACCCAGCTTCATGTAAGCTGGACCAATGCCAGCCACTCGCCACTTGCGGATGGTGTTCTCTGCCAAGCCCCAGCGAATCGCTAGCTGCTTAGATGTGAGGACTGTCGTGATATCACTCACGACAGTTCCTCCTTGCGCTTGGCGTAGATCTCGCGAGCCTCACCACGTTCGCTCTCAGGCAGGGACTTCGCCTGCGCTGCCAGCGAGTCGAGTTCTGCCAGCGTCTTGGCTTCACGCAGTGCGCCGCACAGCGTCATCGCGTCCATCGTTGGCACAATTGTGCCGCTCATCTTGGTGATCACCTTCTGCACTGCTGCGCCCGGCTTAGCTGGCGCAGGCGCAGGCGCGCTCGCAGCCGTGCCGTCATCGTCCACCTCAGCCAGCCCAAGCAGGGACTTGATGGTCATGCGACGGTAGTAGGTGCATGCTGCCGCATACCCTTGAGGATCTTGCTTCGATGGGTTGAGAGGGATGACGCTGTCGATGCGCTCGCCCGACTCTGCGTGCCACAGCGTGGTGACAAGCGAGACGATTGGGTGCGGGATGATCGTCTGCGTGAGGACCAGACCATGCTTGTTGAGCGGCTTGGTCACAGCCTCCAGCACGCTTTCAAGTGACGCGTAGTTGTTCTTGAAGTGCGGGTTCTTGCTGTCCTTGACGGGGTTGGTGATTTCGGACTGAGCCGACACAAGTGCTTTCAGGAGATTGTTCATCAGAAGAGGATCTTTTGCGCCCAAGAAGGGGCATACTTGTTCTTGACTTGCCAGAAGTGGAGCAGTGCCTTGAACATCGCCCACCCATGCTCCATCTCTTCGGGTGTTGCGATGACCAGCTTTGCGGTAGGTTCGGTGCGACTGACGTAGAGGATGGCACCTTTAGCGTTAGGCATTTCGAGAGCGCGTGCGGTGGCAGCAAGCTGCTGCGCATGCTCGATGTAGATCTGCGTCACGTTGTCGAGGTTGCCGTCCTTCGTCTTCATGTCTACGACCCACTGGTGGACCTTGCCTTCGCTTGGGCCAAGGCACTTCTGAAATGGGTCATACTCTTTGACATCGAGTGACAGGTCGGACTTGGTGCCATACCCATACGGGTGGACGCATGGTCGTTCGCATCGCCACGCCATCGAGTCCACATCGTAGAGCGAACTGAGTTGCTCGCGCACAGCCAGCACCCATTCGTCTGCGCTTTCGCGAGAGTGCAGCCCATGCTCGACGCGAGCGTGGATCTGCGATCCCTTGCTGGCAGCTTGGAACGCAGCCTCCTTCGCGTCCGACATGATGCGTGCGATGAAGTCATCGTCCGTCTCTGATGCCATTCGCCCAAGCGTGAGCGACGCGAGCAGCACCTGACGCTCGCGATACATGACAAGCTGTTCCTTGTGCGCCTCCTTGATGATGGTGGTCACGCCAGGGACGAGGTCCAACTTGCGTGCCTGACGCAACGTGGGCTTGATTGCCTTGCCTTCTGCGCTGAGGACGGTGGCGACTTGCACACCAGTGCGGTCATACCAGTGGCCGGATGCCTCACTGGTCGTGGTCTTGTAAGTGGTCATCAGTTGTAGTCGTGCGGGTTGCGGGAACGGTAGAGGTGGGTCGGCGTGCCACCAACGTAGTGGCTGTGCGACGGGGCGTTGGTGCAGATCATGCTCAGGTGAGCGTGCGCTTCGCAGATCAGGAGGCGAGCAGCTTCCAGCTTCGTCTGCATGTAGCGATAGCTGTCATCACTGTGTCCGTCCAGGTTGTGGACGCCATGCATCGACTCGCTGATCCCATCGAGTGCGGTCAGCATGGGTAGGCTGATGTTGGTCATCTCTTCGAACAGCTTCTTGATCTCGTCAGGCAGGTTGTTGGTATCCATGTGTTCCCTTGTAGCATCTGTCTCGTCTGTTGCAACACGTTGACCTAAGTTTTTTTGTGTGTGCATGCAAGTCGTTGAGCCGCATGCCCTTGCGCATCTGCTGCGCCGGAATAAAATCCTTGCGTGGCCTGACCAGCCACCCTCAGGGCTGAGGGTAGCTAGCATCTGAATGCCTGCCATCGCATGGATGGTGGGCTGTCGGCGTGTTGCCGTCTAAGGGTGCTGGGTGCGACGCGATGTAGAGTAACGGTAACTCGCCTGCCTCATAAGCAGGGGATCCCAGTTCGAATCCGGGCATCGCTACCACTACCATGATTGAACTGCCCTGGCCTCCACCCCAGCTTAGCCCGAACAAGCGCATGCACTGGGCTGCGCTCGCCAAGTATAAGGCGAAGTATCGGGAGCAGTGCTGCGCTGTGACCACAGCTAAGCCAACCAAGCTTCCGGCTGGGCCGCTAGCCATGCGCCTTACGTTCTTCCGGCCTGATCGCAGGAACTACGACCGGGACAACCTGCTCGCTCGCATGAAGTCAGGTCTCGATGGGATGAGCGATGCGCTCGGCATCAACGACGCTCGATTCACCGTCATCACGTTGCGGGTTTCCGACATTGTGGTTGACGGTGGAGCGGTTCACGTTTACATCTCCGAAGACCATGAAGAAAATCTACGATCTCGCAGTTAAGACTGGCACCTACACCGCTAACGGCGAAACCAAGAACCGCTACCTGACGGTCGGCTCCTGCATGGAGAACGACGAGGGCGCGATGTTCTTGTTCTTGAACAAGGCATTCAACCCTGCTGGCATCGAGAGCAAGGAAGGCTCGGACTCGATCATCGTGTCGATGTTCACGCCGAAGCCGAAGGACGGGATGAAGGGCGGGACCCCGTTCTGATGGCCCGCAAATTCTTCGTCCCCTGCGCTGATCGTCGCAAGATTGTAACGATCAAGTGCGAGTGCGGTAAGACGCACAAGGCTCGCATGGATCGGGGCCACGACCTGTGCCCCAAGTGCGCGCAGGTTTTGCACACCAAGCGGCAGCAGAAAGAGAACGCTGAGCAGTTGGAACCATGGCAGGTCAAGATGTATCTTGACTCGATGATCCGCAACGAATGCGCGATGCCATGGGAGAAGCGTAAGATTCGCTGAGCCATTTAGCTTTTTCTCTTGACCGTTCATGCCCTCATCGCTTACGGATGGGGGCATGGATACCACAGAACCAAGAGCAGAGAGCGCGCTCCAGGCAGCTAAGGCCGGGCGCACCAAGTTCCTCAGCCATCCCTGCAAGAAGTGCGGGGAACGCCTGCGCTACACCAGCAGCAGGGCGTGCGTCCCTTGTGCCATCGCCAAGGCGACCGCCTACCAGAACGAGATCAGGGATTCCCTCCGCAAAGTCAATGGCAAAGGCAAAGTGAAAGGCAAAGGCAAAGGCAGCGCAAAAGCTGAAGTCAAAATCAGCGACACGGCGCAGGCCCCTGTTGTCGTAAGCCCTGTAGTTCCAACGACTTGCGAAGAACCCAAAGACAAAGCAAAGGCAAAGTCTGAAGTGGCTGTGCCTTATAATAGTATTAATACTACTACTAGTACTAAAGAGAATACTAAGACACAGAAGCCAGAAGGTGTGTCCGATACGGTGTGGTCGGACTGGCTGGCGCATCGCAAGGCTCGCCGCTCGATGGTCACCGACAACGTGATCGCATCGATGCAGCGAGAGGCCAAGCTCGCAGGCTGGACGCTGGAGCAGGCGATGACCGAGTCGGTCATGCGTGGATGGCAGGGCTTCAAGGCTGAGTGGGTCAAGGCCCGTGCTTCGACGGCTCGCACTTTCACTGAGGTGGAATACCGTGACGGCGATCTGTGATACTCGCCGGGACAATTGCCCGGACCATGGCGAGTATGAGGCGCGCAAGTTCGGGCGATTTGGTGGTTGGTCCAGGTGCCCTACGTGCGACCAGGATCTCGCGAAAGAGATCGAGGCTACCAAGACTCAAGCCGAGAAAGATCTCGCAGCAGAGAGGATCCTGGCGCGTTTGGTGGCAAGCGGCATCCCTGTCCGCTACCACGACCGCACTCTTTCCGTGTATCGGGCAGAGAATCCAGGCCAGCGCAAGGCTCTCGCTTTCGCTCAGCAGTATCTGGCTGAGTGGGACGAGGTGAAGGGCAGTGGACGTAGCGCACTGTGGATTGGCACGCCGGGCACGGGCAAGACGCATCTCGCTATCGGCGTGTGCCTTGCTCTTCTCGACCGGGATGCCAGCGTCTACTACACCACCGTGCAGCGTGCGGTGCGCCGGGTGCGTGACACATGGGACGCAGAGAACCGGACGGAGACGGAGAAGCAGGCAGTGCAGGCGATGACGGGCTGCGACCTTCTAGTCTTGGACGAGGTCGGCGTGCAGACGGGCAGTCAGTCGGAGCAGCACCTGCTCTTCGATCTGATCAACGAAAGATACAACATGCGGAGACCTACCATCCTCCTATCTAACCTCCCTCAGCAGGAGGTGGTCGCCCTTCTTGGCGAACGCATCATCGATAGATTGCGAGAGGACGGTGGCAAGGTGGTCGCATTCGATTGGCAGTCATGGAGGAAGAACAATGCGTGATACTTGGATGAACCAGTGCATCGTCTGCATGACTAACAACCCCAGCATAGCGTTCAAGCGGCCAGCCAAGTGTGCTGGCTGTGGCCTCAAGCTGGAGTGTGTGCGTCAGTATCCTGGCGAAGCTGACGGATTATTCGGAGAGCTTCGCCGGGTTACCGATAACGAGCAGAGAAAGGAGCGGCGCAAACACAAGAAGTCTTTGCGTGAAAAGTGGGAGACCCATGCTAAGAAGATGGGCCTCCCACTGGATGATGATGACTAGTCAGCGTAGGACCAGTCCTTCTTGTTGTCGGGGTTGACCCGTATACGGATCTCGAATCCGTGCGACTCGTCAGCCGCAACCACACCAGCGTGGGTAATCTTGTTCACCCATGCCCAGCTAGCCAGGGCATAGCGGATGTCCTGTTCGAACACCTTACCGGGCGGTAGCGTGAGCGGGGTGCGCTCGACGGCATAGGTGCTAACGTCATACGGGAACCAGTGCTGCTCGTAGTTGATGTTGGTCATCGTTCGTTCCTCTTCTCCCATTGGGAGATCTCGTTGTTGAGTGCGCGATCCCAGAAGTGGTCTCGCACCTGACGGATGATGGCTGGCACAGGAGACGGGATCTCAGCGTTGGGATCCTGCTCGCTGTCATGCACTGCGATCACCTGCTCTATCGAATCCCTACTGTTGTCGATTGCCTCCATGTCAGCGTCATCGAACCAAGTCATTAGCTGCGACAGCCTTGACGTTGGGTCGCTCGCCTGCTGAAGGACGAACAGGGCCTGCTTCAGGTAGCGCATGCGGAACTTGATGGTCTCGTTGTGGGACCATGCAATCCCGATCTCGTAGCCGTCAGGTAGTGGGTTGATGTAGTCACCGCTCATTGAGTTTCTCCTGTTGTTTGTTGAGTGTGTCTGCTGATACATCCAGGTCACGCAGAATGCGGCGACCTACCATGCATTGCACCTTGAGTGTGTCGTAGTATCGGTTGGATGCAGAGAGGGCGAGTATGGATGCGCTACGCAGCGCAGCCTGCGCCTCAGCTATGGTTGGTTGGTCGGGCATGATGGAGAGTGCGCGCTCTGCTGCTGCGCGCATCTCCCTTGAGTCCTGCCCATCGAACGCGTCCATGGTGCGGTGTGTGCCAATGGCATACCACACAGCAGCACGGATCCTCTTGATCACGATCTTGCTGATCATCGCATGAGCCTTTCAGTTACGAGAAGGATGAAGAATAGCAACAGCCCGTAGACGGTGAGCATACCAATCAACAGGCTGGTGTCATTGTCAGTAGTATCGCGAGTCACGAGCATCGAGCAGGCGTTCCATCCTGCGCTCCTGCCTGTCGGTCTCGATGTCTTCCTCCAATTGCTTGCTGATGTAAGCAATGAACTGGTCCTCGACCTCAGCCCAGTCCTCCTTGCTGACCGGGATGTAGTGAGGCCAGCACGATGCCTCATCCATACTGATGACTTCGCGACTGATGATGTCGATCTGAATCGACTGATCAACGCCGTCACCGAATTCGTAGTAGGCATCGATCTCAAACCTGATGCCGTGCCAGATGCGTTCGTATTCCATTACTGCTGCTCCTCCATGTCAGTGTCAAGGTTGATGTATGTGTGCTTGCCAGTCTGCATGTCTACGCAGTAGAGCATGCGCTTGTTGCCGAACATGATCGGCTGCTCGGTGCCACCATTGGCAGGCACCCAGCCCAGTCGGTAGACGCGTGCGATCCACGCAGCCACCGACTCACTGTCCTTGCGTGCGCCAGGGATCACGACACCACCTCCACCTTCACGCTCCAGCCACGATCTGCGTAGCTGGCAGCAGCCTGTTCGGCTAGCGTGCGATCCTGGAAGGGGCCAGCCTGTGCGACGATAGCCTGCTTGAAGAAGGCAGTCGCCATGTAGAGGGGGATCTTCTTGGTTGTGCTAGTAGCCATTGTGTTCTCCTGTTCTGTTGGTTGTGGGCGCAGCCGACATTGACTGCGCCCTGGTTGTGTCAGCTCTTGATGCAGATCCTGTGGATGTCAGACAGCGATCCAGACACGCTGTCCTTGAGGTCGAGCAGACGGTCCTGAAGCTTGCTGATCTGGTCGTAGATAGCCTGCACTTCGACGGCAACGAGGCTGATCTCGCTGCTGTGCTTGGCGATATCGCTGCTGTCGATTGCCAGCATCTGCGTGATGTGTTCGACATGCTTGAACCCACTTTGGATAGTGAGCGCATTGCGCCAGATGTCAGGCATCTGGCTGAGGATGTGGTCGCACGAATCGAGGCAGAGACTACGGGTATTGACGATGCTCATTGCTAGGTTACTTGCGTTGGTTAGTTGCGGGCACAGCCACAGTGACTGTGCCCTGGTTGGTTGATCAGACGGTGGGATTGGACAACATGCCGAGCGCATCTGCAAGCAGATTCTTCGCTTGCTCGATCATCTGCGTCGGCGTGCTGGGTTGGGGTTGGGGCTGCTGCGCCAGCGTCATGTGGACCCTGCGCCACGACTCCAGTTCAGCGATGCGCTGCGACATCTCAGCGAGCTTCGCCTCCATCTCTGCCATCACTGCGTCCTTGATGCTGTCGGCGTCGGGGACGCTGATGTGTTCGGACAGGGCGTTGAGGTCGATCTCGTTGGCGAGGCTGCTGAGGCAGACCTCATTGGCAATCTCGTCCATAGGCAGGTCGCACGCGATGTCGCTCGCGTCGATGTGCCGGGCGACGTCGGACGCGTCGATGTCGAGCGACTCGATGACGCGCTCCTTGATCGCGTCGTAGTCCACATTGTCGCAGACGCTGTCATGCAGACGGTCGGCCAGGATGGCGTAGTCGATCTCCGGCTTGGCGTGCTGCTGGATGAGGGAAATGATGGCGGTCTCGATTGCGTTCGTCATTGCTAGTTCTCTGTCTGTTGGTATGTGCTGATTGGCAAAGGGCCTCATCAGGTGGTGCGTAACACCACGACCGGGCTGTCCCGGTTTCGGCCTAGTCTTCTGCGTCGTTGTCCTCCTCAATGATTTCGGACGGCAGGCTGTAGTCGGTGCCACAGTAGCGGCACCGGAAGTGTGCGAGATTGCCAAGGATACCGAGCAGCACGGGCATGTCGGCATTGCAGGCGGGGCAGCAGATCATTGCTCCACCGTCTTGTTTGCGGCATCGATCATGCGATTCCACGCACGCGTCCGACTTGCCTTCGCACGGGACAGGTGCGACTGGAGCGTGCGGACCTGGACGAGCAGGCCATCGATCTCATGCTCGATGTCTTCGGCCCTATTAGAAGCAGCCTCAAACACATCGACGAGGTCGGGCACGATGTTGTAGAGGTCGGTGATTGCAAGCTTGCTGCTGAGATTGTGTTCCATGTTGGTTTGTTGGTTGGCTGATTGTGATGCGCTCACCCAAGCAGGGCGAGCGCGAGAAGGGCGAGCATCAGCGCAATGCTGACTGCCTGTTCGATGCGGAACATGATACGCTTGGTGCGGAACGTGGTCATTGTGTGTGTCCTTGTGTGTGTGTCAGTCGAAGCGCGAGTCCCAGCCGACTTCACTGTGGCCGAGCGTGTTCATGTGTTCTGCGAACGCCTGAGCGAACGCCTCCTTGAGCGTGTGCGATTGCTCGAACGCCTGGATCGACAGTTCGATGCGCTTGTGCCATGCGCTGCTGCGCCATCCCAGTTCGCCTTCGGCAAACTTGGCAAGCTTGCAATTGCGAGGGCGGATCGTGATGTGTGCGAACCCACAAGGACCGCCAGGGATTTCGTGAACCTCCCCAGTGAACGTGTTACGGATCAGCATAGGCTCGACCTTGACGGTCTTCACATGCTCAGTCGCATGCGCCCAGGCTGCTTCGATGTCATTGCGGAACCTGATACGGAGCGCAGCGCGCTCGGCCTTCTCGTGCGCGATCTTCTCGCGCAGACTGTTGAATTGCGTGGTCATTGTGTGTCTCCTTGTTTGTGTGTGTGTCAGAAGTCGGGGCATTCCTGTTCTGGGGCAGCGTCGATTTCCAGGTCTCGCAGTCGGCATGCTTCGCGATACGAGTATTCTACGACCTCCATGGCTGCGCGAGCGGCCTTGATGATCTTGATCGCATTGGAACCCGGCAGGTGGCCGGATTCAAAGATTGCGGATTCCATCGCCCGGATGATGGTGCGCGCTCCCTCATACTCATACGAGCGATTAAGCGCGAAACGTGCCATATCGATGTTCTTCATTGTGTGTGTGTGTGTGTGTGTCGGTTTCGGCCTACTGGGCCTCATCAGGTGCGGTACACACCGCACGACCGACACACGGTCAGCGAACGTATTGCTTCGCCGTTCCGTGTGCATTGATCCAGACATCAATCTTCTGCCCATTGCATGCGCCACATGTCGCACAATCCAGGCCGTTCCTATCGGCCAGACACTGGATACTGCGTCGGCCAGTATCAGGCGCGCCGACAGCATCGACGGGACGGACAAGGAATGCATGCCAGCCTGCCCTTGCTGCGTCGGCTGCGTCTAGGACGCTGTCGCATGATGCTTGGCAAAGATCGCGCATGCGAACGTCGCACGTGCGCCACTGGTGGGTATAACCCGTGCGCTTGATCGTGGGGAAGCGCAGAAGCATCGACCATACGTCGAACGGCGCAGCAGCAGGGTCTCCGTATGTTCCAAGACGGACGGGCTTGCCATTGCTGGCCGCAATTACGTCGGCCATCGTGCCGACAGCATAGCGGCCCTTCTTGTAGGCCTTCCAAATCGAGTTTGGACCCTGCCCGACGTTCACGTAGCAGGTCCGAACCTTCTTCGTCTTGCCATTCTTCGCGTGCGTCTTAAGCCCGCCACGATGAGGGCAGTGGCCACAGATGGACACATCGAGCGCGCTGGCAATTGCAGCCGTAGGGCTGATATCAGCGCGAAGGATGACGACCTGTACCATATCGCCAGTCTTCCGGTTCTTTGCAGGCTTGCTGATAGCCGTAGCGATCACGACAATGGGCGCGCCATCGATCACTGACGGCCCTTCGTAGATTACAAATCCGAGCGGTTTCTTGCCCATGTTCTTTCTCCTGGTTTGGTTTGGTTTGGTTTGGTTTGCTTGCCATGGAATCGCACCATGGAATCGCACTAGCCAAGCGTTGCGCCGATACCGCCACAGTATCGGCCTTCTTCCTCAAGTAACTTGAAACAGTGACCGCATTGCATTGCGGACGATGGACGGGTTTCGTTGAACCGTCATACGGCAAGGGTTCTCCTTGCGTTCTCGCGATCCTTGCATGCGCTCCTTGTCGAAGGGGGAGCATGTCGCGACGGCGTTTTGCCGGGAAACCTGATTATCAAAGAACATCCCGATCCGCATCGCATCGCTGCGTTGCGTTCGACTCACCTTCCGCCCCACAGATGCGAACGGTGTGCCGACGCGTTGCCTTGCGTTGCCAGGATTGCGGGGTGGCGACGTAAACCCTTGCAAACACTAGGCTTGCGACAGGGAAAAAAAGTTAGGCCCAACCTGGGCGCACCCTAACGGACACCGAAAGTCGGTGCGAAACCGCACAGTCGCTGTGCGAAACCGCACACATGGCGTGTGTAGAGATACGTCTAGACGCAATGCTCTCCTTCACATACACGCGACCAACATGTTGCAACTTCGCGCTTGCATCCGGCCAGCCGTTCGCTAGCCACCACGACGAGCGACACGACGCGACCCCCGAAATCACGCCGTCCCGTTCAACTTGCGGCGACCTGGCCGATTGGCGAGCCGGGAGGGGTGGGGGGGCCCCCAGGCGTGCGCGTCGCGTAGAATTACCTTCCCACCTATTTTTCCATTTTCTCGATCTAGTCAAAATCAAAACGCACTGTGTTACGAAACGTCAGTCCGTTTGCAGGAGGTAACGCAAGTTGTTACTTTTTGCGTTCAGGCTACATAACAGCCTGTTACCAACTGTAACTAAAGATAATGCTGTAGCCGACCGTTTGGTCAATCTGTCGCACTTGTTTGTGGATTTCTGTGATTTCTCACAGATTTTTTAACGGGGCACTATCATGGACAAAGACAAAATCAATAGTCTGGTAGCTGAGAAGCTTGGTGTTACCTGTGTTGTGGACAATGCTGGTCCCTGCTGGAAGCTCCAGGATGGCACCAAATCGATTGAATTGCCGGACTGGGTAGACGGGGTTCGGACGCAGGATGTCGCAGTGTGGGCCGTGCAGCAGGGCCTGGACATCGTTTGCCAGCTTCTGCCTGAAGGGGTGGTGTGCTGGTTCGAGAAGGATAGCGAAGCTATTGGGTCCGTGATATACGCTGAGACGCTAAGTGAGGCAGTGTGCTTTGCTTTCTTGGATCTTACCGATAGTAACCAAAGTAATAATGGACGTAAAGCTTGAATGGTATGAGGTGGCTATGGCTAGCCATGTTGGCTATCTCCGCCAAGTCCAGTCTATCCGTAACGGGCTAAAGAACAGCGCAGGCTTCAATGGGGCTGGCTGGACCGAACACTGCGAAGGCGCATGCGGGGAGTATGCGGCTGCTAAGGTTCTTGGCATTCCCTGGACTGGAACTGTTGACACCTTCAAGGCAGACGATCTGCCGGGTATCCAGATCCGAACCCGCTCAAAGCATAACTACGACTTGATCGTCCGTAAGCATGATTCCGATAAGGCTATCTGGATCTTGGTTACGGGCATTTCTCCTAACTACAAGGTTCATGGCTGGATTCTTGGGGCGGACGCAAAGAAGGAACAATGGCTCAGAGAATATGCCGGACGGCCAGAAGCATACTTCGTCCCCATAAGCGAATTAAAGCCGATGAGCGAACTCAAGATGCCATCATGCGAAAGCGGATGATCCCAGTTAACGAGTTCGGTCGCCGTATCGGGGAGGGGCACCCAAAGGCAAAGCTCCCCGATATCGTCGTAAACCGAATTCGTGACATGCATGAGTTGGAGGGTATGGGCTACCGCAAGATTGCGCGTGCGCTTAATATACCCAGATCCACAGTGCAGAAGATTTGTAACTATACTAGGCGGGCGCAGATCCCGTTTAATTGGATTCCAGATGACTCGCAAAAGCAAGCCGAAGAAGATGTTGGGTGATCAATACGAGATCGCTCCGGCTGCAAAGCCAGTGACTATCGTAGACACCATCTCTCCAGAATTTGCCGAATCCATTATCCAGTGGATCTCTGACGGCAAGACGTTGCGTGAGTGGTGCCGCCTACCGGGCCACCCTCACTGGACTGTCGTTGTCCGTTACCTGGAAAAGGACAAGGACTTCCAGGCCCGCTACCGCCAAGCACGTATTGCTGGCATGGACGCGATTGCTGAAGACACCATCTCCATGGTGGATGAGTATCCTGAAAAGATCCAGGGTGACCGCATCGATCCAGGCTGGGTCCAGTGGCGGCGCATCCAGATCGAGCAGCGACTCAAGCTCCTGGCTAAGTGGGATCCCAAGCGTTACGGCGACAAGGTTGGCCTTGACCACTCTGGTGACATCTCGCTGATCGTTTCTACTGGCGTGCCGGATGACACGCCCGAACTCCCAGAATGAAAAGCATCAAGCTCGACTACAAGCCAAGAGTGTGGCAGAAGGAATGCCACAAGCGCAAGAAGCGGTTTACCGTCTTGGCACTGCATCGTCGAGCAGGCAAGACGGAGTTGGCGATCATGGAGTTGATCGACCACGCCATTAAGTTCAAGAAGGATCTGGGACTTTTCTGTTACATTGCTCCGTTTCTCAAGCAGGCGAAGATCATCGCCTGGAGCCGTCTCAAGCAACGTGTCGAGCCTCTTAGGATTGCTGGTGCAGTAGATGTCAACGAAGGCGAACTACAGGTCGTGTTCAAGCACAATGGCGCGATCATTAGAATTTTTGGTGCTGACAACCCCGATGCTATGCGTGGTGTCCGGTTGGATGGAATTGTCATCGACGAGGTGGCCCAGATCAAACCCGAACTCTGGGTTGACATCGTCCAGCCTGCCCTCTCCGACCGACTGGGATGGGCCATGTTCATTGGAACTCCCAGTGGAATCAACCTGTTCTCAGAGCTTTACTACAAGGCCAACGAGCTACCGGACTGGCACGCAGCACGGTTCACCGTCTATGACACTGGGGCACTAGACGAGAAGGAAGTCGAGCGTCTCAAGAAGGAGATGCCAGAAGCCAGCTTCGCTCGCGAGTATCTCTGCGACTTTTCGGCTTCAGGGGAAGATCAGCTTATCTCTCTCTCCGACACTGAGGCTGCTGCAAAGCGCGTCGTGCTGGAGCGAGACTACTTGAGTCAGCCAAAGATTCTGGGCATCGACCCAGCACGCTTTGGCGATGATAGGTCGGTTATTATCAAGCGTCAGGGACTCTACTGTTATGAGCCACTAATTTACAAAGGCATCGACAACATGGACCTTGCGGCCCGTGTTGCAACCGTCATAGATCAGTGGGTTCCTGACGCTGTCTTTGTTGACGCTGGTGCTGGTGCTGGCGTGATCGACCGTCTGCGCCAGCTTGGCTACAGCGTGATCGAAGTCCCATTCGGTGGACGGGCACTACGACCTGACCTGTATGTCAACAGGCGCGCAGAGATGTGGGTCGAGATGGCTTCGTGGATTCGCGTAGGCCAGATCCCAGACCTCATCGCGCTTAAGCAGGAGCTTGCCACCCCAGTGTTCTGGTTCGACAGCCAGAACCGCAAGACGCTTGAGAGCAAGGACGATATCAAGAAGCGTCTTCAGGGTGCTGGGTCTCCAGACATTGCTGACGCTCTCGCGCTTACGTTTGCAAGTCCGGTCCGGTCTGCTCCTACTCAGGAGGAGACGATCCGCAAGAAGTCGCACACCAAGCGCGAATACGACCCATACATTGGACTTATGTAGGGGTACATGTATGCTTAGGGTGGTATCTGTTGATGAGGCTCAAGAAATTCTTACAGACGTAATCCGTGAGGACTACGAAAGAAGTCTTTCGTCAAAACTTGGGCTTGCTCTTTCGCCTAACTGGAATGCTTACAGGATTCTTGAACAGTATGGGATTCTTTACAGCGTTGTCGCAGAACATGACGGCAAGCCAATTGGCTATGCGTGCATCACGTTCTCGCGATCTAATCACTACGACGCAATGTGCGCCACAGTTGATTCCCTATGGGTGCTTAAAGAGTTCAGGTCTAAGTCAAGGGTTGGACTAATGTTGATCAAGGAAATCGAACGAGAAGCAAAAGCTCGCAAGGCTGACTTGATCAATTTCCATTTTCAGGAATACGGCAACCTTGACTGCATTCTTGATAAGTTTGGCTACTCGCCAACAGACGTAGTAATGTCAAAAAGGATTAATCATGGGTGAACCAGTTTCTACTGCAATCATTATCAGCGCGCTTGTCGGAGCTGGTACTAGTATTTATGGATCTGAAAAGTCTGCAAAGGGTCAACGAGAGGCTCTTCGCGCTCAAGAGCAAGCGCAAAAAAAGGCTGAAGGTCAAGCACTAGACCAAAAGAGGCAAAGCTCACAAGCAATTAATAAGGCAAACGCAAAAACCCCAGACATCTCGTCGATTATGGCAACGGCCATGGGATCGTCAAAGTCTGGAGCAGCTAGTACATTGCTTTCTGGTCAATCGCCAAACTCTCTTGGCCTTGCGCGCACTCGTCTTTTGGGAGAGTAATATGATTAAGCCCGACCAAAGCAAACTTCTGACTCGATGGGGTCAGCTTAAGAGCGAGCGAGCAACTTGGTGGTCGCACTGGCAAGAGATCACCAACTACTTGCTGCCACGCAATGGTCGGTACTTTGTCCAAGATCGCAACAAGGGTGAGCGTAGGCACAACAACATCTACGACAATACCGGAACCCGTGCGCTGCGCATTCTTGGCGCAGGCATGATGGCTGGTGCTACTAGCCCTGCCCGTCCCTGGTTCCGTCTCACGACTGCCGATCCCGATCTCAATCGCAACCATGCTGTCAAGCTTTGGCTTGATGATGTCACGTTGCGAATGCAGATGGTGTTCCAGCGATCCAACACCTACCGGGCACTGCACCAGCTTTACGAAGAGCTTGGTGCGTTTGGCACTTCGGCTTCGATTGTGTTGCCGGACTTTGTCAACGTCATCCACCACTACCCGGTCACTATCGGTGAGTTTGCAATCTCCCAAGATCACAAGGGTATTGTAAACACACTGTATCGGGAGTTTGAGAAGACCGTGTCGCAACTCGTTGCAGAGTTCGGCTACGAGAACTGCTCTCGATCTGTGCAACGCCAATACGACGTTGGCGATCTCGATAACTGGATCACTGTAATCCATGCCATCGAGCCACGCCATGATCGTGACCTCAGTAAGGTTGACAACAAGAACATGCCGTTCAAGTCTGTCTACTTTGAGGTTGGCGGCGACAAGGATAAGTATCTCAACGAGTCTGGCTTTCCTGAGTTCCCGGCCCTTGTCCCACGTTGGGCAGTTGCTGGCGGCGACATCTATGGCAACAGCCCTGGCATGGAAGTGCTTGGCGATGTCAAGCAGCTTCAGCATGAGCAGCTTCGCAAGGCTCAAGGCATTGACTTCCAAACCAAGCCACCTCTCCAGGTCCCGGTCACGATGAAGAATCGCGACATCGAGACGCTTCCTGGCGGCATCTCGTTTGTCGATTCGGCTAATCCTCAAGGCGGCATTCGCACTGCATTTGAGGTCAACCTCAACCTTGACCATCTCTTGGCCGACATCATGGATGTGCGCGAGCGCATTCGTGGCGGCTTCTACGCAGACCTGTTCCTGATGCTGGCTAACAGCGCAAACTCTCGCATGACGGCAACTGAAGTTGCTGAGCGTCACGAAGAGAAGCTGCTGATGCTTGGCCCTGTCTTGGAGCGACTGCACAACGAGTTGCTTGATCCACTCGTTGACATGACGTTTACGCACATGGTTCGTGCTGGCCTTATCCCGCCTGCTCCTGAAGAAATGCGTGGCATGGAACTCAACGTCGAGTTTGTATCCATGCTTGCACAGGCGCAGCGCGCAATCGGCACGAACGGTGTGGATCGGTTTATCGGGTCTCTTGGTGTCATTTCGCAGATGAAGCCTGACGTTCTCGATAAGCTCAATGCGGACAATTGGGTTGATGCCTACAGCGATATGCTTGGCGTGGACCCACGCCTGATCGTCCCTGGCGATCAGGTTGCTATTCTGCGCGAAGCGCGCAACCAAGCCATGGCAGCTAAGGAGCAGCAAGAAATGATGCTCCAGCAAGCAACTGCTGTGAACAAACTTGGCAACACGCCGTCTGGCGGCAACGTCCTCAGCGATGCCGTCAATATGTTCAGTGGCTACTCTGCTCCCACCGCATGAAGCACATCATCGTCCAGAATCTCGCCAACGAAACTCAGACTGACTGGGTGTTCGTTGGCATTCCTAAGGAAGACAAGCCCACGAAGCCCAATGGCTGGCTTACGGATGGGGTCTACAAGTACCCGTATGTTGCCGAAGAAGGCGGCATTCGTGCGCTTGTTACTTTGCCTCCTACGCAGCGCAAGAAGCTGGAGCTTCTGGACGAAGAGCGAAAGGCTGAGCCGTTTGCGTGGAGTCCTTACATCACCAACGACCTGAGTCGCGTCGTTCCGACGCTTGTGTTGGGAGATGCAGTCGGTGTCGCAGGTGTTCCTACTCCTGTCAGTAGCTCTGACGCGTGCCAGATTTGGCGGATTAGCTACAGGTGGGAACAGCAGAATGTAAATGCTGTACTGTGGGCGACATGCCTGTCCGGTCTGTCGCACGTTACATTTACGGTACAAGCCGTCTACGGCTCGACCCAGAATAACGGCCAGCCGCAAAGCGTGATCATGCCGGAACTCCGCATGGTCAGTGGCGTTCGGATCCATTCCGACTTCGCCATCCGTAACGGCCAGCAGCAGGCTTCGTGGGAGTCGGAGACGGGCGCGTGGTCGCTGACGCTGGTGCCCGCCAATCGTCGCTGGCATCGCGCCAGCCGCTTTGAGACGCGTGGTGCCCTGATCTGCTCGCCTGTTAACGAGCGGGCTGCTGGCCTGCCCATGCAGGGCGTTTACGCAGGCTGGGACGGCAAGTGGATGGCTCTTGGCAAGGTGCCAGCCATGACTGCTGACGTTTCGCGCATCCGCACTAGGCAACTTGCTGAGTATCTGAACCCAGTTTGGGGTAGCTATACTCAGGCCCGCCCCCGCACCCAGCCGCATGAGAGCGGCACCACTGGCGAACAGCCGGACTTTGGGTGTGCATCCGATCTGGCCGTAACCGCACTTGAGCCATGGGAAATCCATGACGCTCTGTGGCAGTGTCAGAGTTACGTCCAGCGACCCACTGGGAATAGAGAGCCTGACGGGTCGAAGATGGAAGCCGCAAGGCATCCAGCAGCAGAGACGATGGGCCAGCGACCAGACTTGTCGCTTGGCTTGGGCGACCGCATTGGCTGGCCTGGAGCCAACCAGATTGCTTGGATCCCTAGTCCGGCAACTTGTGCTTGGACTACGAGTGATGATCAGCATCGAGCGGACAACTTCCTTCATGCAGCCTATGCGCTGACGCGAGACCCTGCGCTCAAGGAACTTATCCAGGACCACATCGAGATTGACAAGACTGATGTCTACGTCAAGAAGGCGATGCTTGCGTCCCCCCGATCTGTCGGTCGCCTTGCGCTAACGCGAGCCAACCAAGTCTGGCTTGGCTTTGCTCAGGCAGAGAACACCTTGCTTACGGGCATCTTCTCTGCAATCAAGAACTCGCCACTGACTACGCTCCCGCCTGATCGCAAGGTGCGGACGATTGGCGGTCACGAGCAGGCAAAGTACGGCTGGACGTATGCTGATGGCCGTCCTATTATTGGCTGGCAACCCTGGCAGGAGTCAATTGCTGCAATTGGCTTCCTTGCTGCCGCTCGCGTCCTGCGTAACGGGACGCTCCAGGATATCGCCATCGCCATGGCCAAGACCATTAACGAGAATGCGTGGCGCATCGAGAACGGCAAGCTGCTTCATGCCTACGCCATTCGCTGGAACGAAGGCAACAAGTTCCAGCTTTCCGATTGGCCTGCCGTCACTTGGACGAGCGATTCCAAGAATGACAACATCTTTGTAACTGGTGCGTGCGACTACTGGACGCTCGCAATGGCTTACATGCTTAAGGATTACGATCAACGAGCCAAGGAAATCGTTTCCATCTTTGGCTCACTTAACTCCCTAACTCAAGCAAGGTGGACTGCGCTGTGAACGAGAGCCAGAATCGCGTTGTGTTTTTGCGTGAACTTGAGACCCGGTTGGCTAAGGGTGCCGAAGAATACGGCAACAAGAGCTTCAACCGATCCTTCAAGGATCTGACTGAGGAAGTTCTCCAGGAATACTTGGATATCGCAGGCTGGGCCTACGTTGGCTGGGCCAAGGCTAAGGAGCGTCTTGAGATTATCGAGGCGCAGATGGCGCAGGTTAAGTATACCAAACAGTGTGTTGATGACTGTTGCTAGGTATCCGTATTTAGTAACAGGTTATAGCTTATGGACAACAAGGATCCTTTCGACCTGCATGGACAAGAGGCATACGCGCTAGAAAAGAAGGAGCGCGAGCGTCTTGAACAGCAGGGAGAAGAGTCTGACGTTAAGTGGTTGATGAGTAATAAGAGGGGTCGCCGGATTATCTGGCGGCTCCTGAATCAGAGCGGAGTGTTCCGGCTATCGTTCAACACCGACTCGATGCTAATGGCATTTGCAGAAGGTAACAGGAACTTTGGCAATCGCATTCTGTCTCTTGTTCATTCTCAGTGCCCAGAACTTTACCCCGTAATGGTTAAGGAACAGAACAATGTCTGAATCGCTGCTTTCGGAGCCAGCTAATAGCACTCAACAGGTCCAGGCACCCGCACCTGTAGCGGAAAAGGGAGCCACCCAAGCTACTCAGGCTCAGGGACAGACTGTCGCTAACCAAGCGGCACCTGCTCAACCTAATAGCGAACAGCCAGCGCAACCCCAGCAGCCGACTCAATACGAGTTCAAGGCTCCTGAGGGTCGCAACTTTGATCCTGAAGTGATCAAGGCTTATGGCGATGTCGCGAAGGAGTTGAACCTGCCTCAGGAGGCTGCGCAAAAGATGCTCGACAAGATTGGTCCAGTGCTACAGGACCGACAGTCGCAGCAACTTTCGGAAATTCGCAATTCGTGGGTCTCTGACTCGCGAGCCGACAAGGAGTTTGGCGGGGAGAAGCTGCAAGAGAATCTTGCAGTAGCTCGCAAGGCCCTTGATTCTTTCGGCACTGATGAACTTCGTGCGCTGCTCAATGAGTCAGGACTGGAGAATCATCCTGAGGTCATTCGGCTCCTGTATCGGGCCGGGCGCGCAATTAGTGGAGACCGCTACGTTGGTGGTTCTCCGTCCAAGTCCAGTTCTCCGACTGGCGTGCGCTCGTTCGACGATCACGCATCGATTCTTTACCCCAATACTTGATAGGTTTCTATTATGGCAGTTCTTAGCACCAACAATCTTACTCTTCTTGATCACGCAAAGCGTCTGGACCCTGAGGGTCGTATTGCGACGATTGCGGAACTTCTCTCGACTTCGAACGAGATCCTTACGGATTGCGTTTGGAAGGAGTCGAACCTCCCTACGGGCCATCGTGAGGTGATTCGTACGGGTCTGCCGGATGTCTACTGGCGTTCGCTGAACCAGGGTATCCCGAGCAGCAAGTCCACGACTGCTCAGGTCGATGAGGCGTGCGCGATCATGGAAGCGCGCAGTGAGGTCGATAAGGATCTCGCAATGTTGAACGGCAACACGGCTGCTTTCCGTCTGTCGGAAGACGCTGCGTTCCTTGAGGCCATGAATCAGCGCATGGCTACGACGCTGTTCTATGGCAACCCGGCTACTGATCCTAAGGAATTCTTGGGTCTGGCTAACCGCTACAACAGCACGGCTGCTGGTAACGGCCAAAACGTGCTTCTGGCTGGCGGCACTGCTGAAGTTAGCGGTCCCACCGATCTTACGTCGATCTATCTTGCGTGCTGGGGCGATCAAACGATTTTCTGCCCGTTCCCGAAGGGTAGCAAGGCTGGCCTGATCCATGAAGATCTTGGCGAGCAGACGGTCTATACAAACGGTGGTAGCGTTGCAGAGCGCATGCAGGCTCTCGTCACGCGTTACCAGTGGAAGTGTGGTCTCATGGTCAAGGATTGGCGTTATGCGGTTCGCATTGCCAACATTGACGTTGACGACCTTGTTGGACTCAATGGCAATCAAGGTCTTACGGCTGGCGAATACGACACGAACATCATTCACTTGATGGCTCGCGCTGTTTACCGCCTGCCTTCGCAGTCGATGGGTCGCTGCGCTTTCTACATGAACCGCACGACGCACAGTGCGCTGTCGCGAATGGCGATGGAGAAGTCGCTTGGCGTGATGGGCATTGAGCAGGGCCTTACGCAGTTTGGCACGGCTCAGAGCTACCTGACGTTCCTTGGCATCCCGATTCGTCGTTGCGATGCTATCACCAACAACGAAGCCCAGATTAGCTGAGGAGGCACCACATGATTACTGATTTCAATCTTAGGCTTAGTGGCACTACGGCAGAGCCGCCTGTTGCCCAGTCTATCGCCATCAGCAGTGGCACCGTGTCCACTAACGTGGTGGACATTTCTAGTGACAAGTTCAATCTCAGTGATGGCGAAGACATTGAGGTGCATTTCGGAGTTGTTACGAGCGCAACTGCAAGTTCTCCTGGCGTAAACATCACTCTTGATATTGCGCTTTACGCTGTTCCAGTTAACGATGCGGCTGGTAGTGCTGGCACGATTGCCAGTGTTGCATATACCAATGCATCAGTAATTTTTACTAAGGCAGCACATGGACTTGGTAATGGAACGCGAGTAACTCTTGGGTCGGCTATTGGTAGCAGTTTCACCACTTCGACTGCGTATTACGTTGTTAACGCAACTGCCAATACGTTTTCGCTTGCAGCCGCCCCAAATGGAGCCGCAATTGCGGCAGACGCAGCGTCTAACGTTACCATTACTTGGTATGGCGAGCATCTTGGCACCCTGATCGTTCCTTACGAGCGACTGGTTGCCGGGACTGAGTTCACTATGTGCGCGTCTCCGGCCCATATGTTGGCTCCTACAAACCGCTACATCATTGCTGTCTACACCCCAAGCGCAGCACTGAACGGTGGGTCCATTTTTGCTCATGTTGTTTACGACACCAGCGATGGTCGAAAGTTCTACCCTAACGGGTTTACCATTCTGTGATAGCTGGGGCTTCGGCCCCAGCTCCTACAAGGAGCTAACATGATCCCAGATCAACTACTTAGGGTTGCAGACGGTCAATCAATTGCCACTTCTGGAACAGTCCAAACTAGCGCAATTGATCTCGACACTTTGCGCGACATTGGAACGGGGACTACGCTGTATGTCCGAATTAGGGTTGACACGGCATACACGCAGTCAAACGCTGGCGGTGGCGGAGCAAACATCAACATTGGTTACGCAGACAATGATGCTGCTTCCAACTTTGTAATGCTTTCTCAGTTTCCACTGGCTTCTGGCCCAGGAGTTCCGGCTGCTGGAACGGTATTGTATTTCCCGATTCCACCGATCTCTAAGGCTCGGCTTGGGACGCTGCCAAACAACACTAAGAAGTATTTCTTGGTTCAGTTTGCACCGTATACCAATCCTACGGTTGGAGGCACCTGGACTATTGACATCGTTACTGATGTCAACATGGTCGAACACACCTACACCAAGGGCTTTACCGTCCAGTGACCACAGGCCCGGCTTCGGCTGGGCCGTTTTAGGAGACACACATGATCCTTGATAAGAAACTTCAGCTTGCCAGCAATTTTGATATCGGAAACGCAGCGCGAACTAAGGCTGGCACCCGCATTAGTGATCTCCTTCCAATGGATGGTCTTGGAGATGTGGGTGCTGGCGAACAACTTTACTGCTGCGTTACGGTTAGGGAGTCGTTCTCAGCATCTACCGGTTTGTCTTCCGACCCCCTACCGCAAGCATCGTTGTTTTCGTTTCGCATTCATCATACTTACGAGTATGACCCTGTAGCTTTTGAGGCAGGCCCTGATAATGCGGTTACAGTCATGTATGCACATCGAATGCAACCGCTTCTCGGCAGCACTGGTTTTATCCCAAATAACTATGGTAATTTTACTGCTGGCAAGAAGTTCATCTTCCCAATTTCGCCAATAAGCAATAGAAGCACATTGATTGTAGGGCAAAACCAGAGCATTTTGGGCACTGGAGTTATTGTTGGCCCAAGCCCTATTCCTGGTCTGGCTAAGTGGGATCCAGGTAGCCCTCAAACATACTTGTATGCTGTTGTTGAAGAAACCGGTTCCGATGGGCCTACGCTTGTTTCGTCTGCTTTTGGAGGTGCTGGCTTCCCAGTGTCCGCTTACCCAGTCAACCAAACGGTTTCTGGTCGTGTCGATATTGACATCGTTACGATTGCAGATTTTGGTGCTGGCCCAGGTTTTTCTGACGGTAAGCATTACCCGACTGGAACCATTGTCCGATGAAAAAGTTGCTGCTCATTTTTTGCGCACTAGCTTTCCATTCGTGCGCATCTACGCATGACAACCACGACATGTGCCCAATTCTTGGAAAGCCGATTGATGCTTCTGTCAAGAAGCGTTCGTTTGCTGGCGAAGAGTATGGGTTCTGTTGTAACGGATGTCTTAGTCGCTGGGACAAGATGACGAACGCCGAACGGGCTAAAGCAACAAGCAACTAATAGCATGGTAGACCGTAATGTTGATATCGTTCAGTCCGAGCGCAAT